ATCTTACATTTAATCATGATAAAAATACATTGCTCCTTGCTAACAAATCAGATACTACTAAAGAAATTATAGATAAGGCAAAAATTGTTATAGAGAACTTACCGTTTTTTATGAAGCCTGGTATTATTAAATATGACGTCATGAATGTCAAATGTGATAATGGATGCAGGCTTGTTGGTCAGTCGACAACAGCAAAGGCAGGTATTGGTTTTACAATTCATAACTTGTACTTAGACGAATTTGCGCATATACACCCTAGTATTGTTGATACTTTTTATGAAAACGTATATCCTACGCTTTCAGCATCTAAAGTATCACGAATTAATATTACATCAACTCCTAACGGATTTAATAAGTTTTATCAAATATATGCTGCAGCAGAAAGAGGTGATAACGAATATCATGCGATGCGGATTGATTGGTGGCAACACCCGGACAGAGATGACGCTTGGTATCAACAAGAACTTAAAAATTTAGGTACTATAGAGGCCTTTAATAGACAATATGGTAATGAATTTGTAAGTTCTTCAAATCTATTATTAGACCCGGTCGATATGAAGGTTATGCGTAAAAGGATGACAAAGTTTATTTGGCATGATATAGATGAGTTTGATTATGTAAAAATCGATACTAAAGGATTTTTAGAATGGAATCCTGATTTTGATTTAGAAACCACAAGAGATCCAGAAAGGTTTTGGTTGTTTTCAGTAGATATTGCAGAAGGTAATGGAGGTGACTATTCTGTTATTAATGTATTTTCAATAGAGCCTATGGATGATTCTGAATTAAAGTCAGTTGTTAATCCTGGAGCTATGTATGATTTTTTTAAATTTAATCAAGTAGCTCGTTTTAGGTCAAATGAACATGTTATTGAAGATTTTGCAAAGGTACTTTATGTATTAGCAATTGATATATTTTATTCTGAAAATGTAAAAATGATAATTGAGTATAATACATACGGCACAGTACTACTTAATTATTTAAGAACATGTTTTCCTCAAAGAAATGATTTTGATGACGAAATGGTTGTAAGATTTAAACATAGACATGATGCTAGATCTTTAAGCCCAGGTATTAAACTTAAGGCTGATAATAAAGCTATATTCTGTCAGAATTTTGCAAAGCTTTATAAAAATAATAGAATAAATATAACTGATGAAGAAACGGTTAAAGAGGCAAGCCTATTTGGTACACTTCCTAATGGAAGTTATGGTGCTCAAATGGGTAATGATGATATCATAATGACCGTTATAACTTCAACGGAATTCTTTAATACAACCGATTATGCAGATTTTATAGAAGAGCTACTTGACTTTATAGATCCGCAAATACATAATAAAATGGAAAAAATCTTATACAAAGATACTTTAGACCATGGTGATTTACAATATGACATTTATGATCTACTTAAGTAAAAAATGATTATAAGATAGATATATACAAAAAAGAGAAAAACAAATTTAAAAAGATATGGCAATAAGTCCCGAACTACAGCAGTTTAAGAGCTCTGGCGTATACAGGTTAGAGTTTGATAAATCACAAACAGTAAATGTTCCTCAGGAGACTATAAGGCTTGTTGTTGGTCACTCTAGAAAAGGACCATACAATACACCGGTTTTTATTGAAAATACAGAGCAATTTATAGATGCTTTTGGTCCAGTTGATAAAAACTTAGAAAGAAGAGGAATGTATTTTCATAGATCTGCACTAGAAACTCTTTCAAGAGGTCCTATTTTAGCAGTTAATCTATTTAAATCTACATACAGCCAGGAGGAAGTGCCTGAAGAAATGGATAGATCTAATTTCGTTTCTATTGTAACAAATGGATCTGAACAGGGTTTACACTCAGTTGCATCTGATGCTGGATATTCAAAGTTCTTCGATACAGAAAGATTTTGGAAGCCTACAGAAGAAAAACTATTAAAGGTTGCAAATGATTATTATACATCACAAGCGCTAGATAGTGATTTAGAATCGTCTAATAGGGCACTTAATTTTGTAAATATAAAGCAAGACCCTATTACAATTATTGTTAGGCAAGCTAGAGATGTCCGTGGATTTGAAATCATAGCTAGAGAATGGTATGGAGAAGGTAATGTTCCAGATGGAATAAACCCGTTCGATTACATATCTGAATATATGGTTGACGTTATTGTATTCAAGGGTCATTTTGATGCAGCAACGCTTAATAATGATCCAATATATGGTGCATATTTTGATGAAGATGGCCTTATTAAAGATAAGGTTTCAGAATTTGCAGGAAGAAGAGAAGTTACTGTTTTAGCGTCTTATACTGGTTCGCTTATCCCTGATTTTATAGATCAAGAGGGTAGACAGATGTACATTAAGACACTTATTAATATAGAAACAAGAAGAACAGGACTTTACTGTGCTGTTAATGAAGATGCTGTTGCTAGTATGGATCTAGTAGGCGACTCATTTGATGTATATCAAGACTATGAGGTTCTTTCTCATATTATAAAACAAAGAATTTTAACTGATTCATTAGGTGCTGTATCTTCAACGCAAGCTGATATTACTGGTGCTTTAGTTAGAGTTGTTGAAGCAGTTGGAAGTTCTCCAGAAGAAGTTTATCTTTATGGCGGAGATTATACTCAAGAAATAGATGATACAGATTTCTTATTATCAAATGTATCAAATACAGAATACACCGATATTGTAGTTGTTGAATATAATTCTACTATAAATGCTACGGTTATAACAACTGGTGGGTTTGCAGTTTCTAGTGCTATAGAAAACTTTTCAGCAGGTACAGCAATGAGCTGGGCATCTGATACAAATGCAAACATAACAGTTACCGATAATCAAGTATTTCTTAATGCAGTACAATCTTTTGCTGTTGGAAATGCAAATGGAAATTATATAATTTTAAATGGAGGTTTTTCTAATGGAACCGTTTCAGGTAACATATACCATGTTGATAATGTTGCAACTTCTGATAATGGAGATGGTACATTTGATGTTACTTTAACATTAGATCAAAATGTAAACTTTGATGATTCTACATATCTTGAGGGTGCTGATTTAGCAGATTTAACATCATTTGATGTATTAACTACTAATTCAAATACACTTGATTTATATCAAATAGAGCTTAATTCACGTGGTGTTCTTTTCCCAACCGATTGGGAATTTGAACCAGTAGGCGCTGGTGTTAGTTCATTTACAAAAACTGTTATAAGCGGTTCTGCAACACCCGACTTTGGAAATATCAAGGTTGGCATGTATATGTCTAATCAATCAGACGGAGGATCTACTGCTAAAATATTGCAAATATCAAGATCTGTTCAAGAAAATATTGCTAGAACTGATGAAAATGGAGATCCTGTTACTGATGGTAGCGGAAATCAGATATTTGATGATGTTCATACAATTACAATTAGAACCCATAGAAATGTAGAAGAAGCTCCTAAGTTTGCTTTATATTCTTTTGATGAAGCAACTACATCGTATAAAACTTTCCCTATTCAGGGTTCTGTTATTCAAGATAAAAAAATTGCTAATATTTTAGATGTATTAGTTCCTGGATCTGACAAAGGATTTGCTAATACCTTAGTAGATAAAGATGCAATTACATTTAGATATCTTGTAGATACATTTGGGTCTTTAGAAGATAATAAGATACTAAATAAGTCTGAATTTACAAAGCTAGCAGCTGAAAGACAAAATGCGTCTGCTATTTTGAATGCACCTATGGTTAAAGAACTTAGAGAGTGTACAAATCCATCATTTGTTGATAGCAATGATGTATTTAAAACTTCATTTATTGCAGACGGTGGTAATTTAGATAAAAATCCGACAGATCTTTATGAATTACCTACAGTTGCTGAAGGAGCTAATTATGGATTCTATTATGGACCAGGTCTTACAGTTATTGAAAACGGAAGAACTTTAACTATTCCACCTGCAGCATATATTTCTAATAATTATATCGATAAGTACACAAATGCTTTACCATGGTCTATTATTGCAGGTCCTAGAAGAGGCGTTGTATCAGGTACAAATGTACAGGGTCTAGAATATTCGTTTGATAAACTAGACAGAGATGTTGTTGAGCCATTTGGTATTAATCCAATTGTTTTCGAAAGAGGTGTTGGTCTTGTTATAAAAGGAAATAAAACAGCACAGCAAAAAATAACATCTGCTCTTTCTTCAGCACACGTTAGAGAGGCTCTTATTTATATCGAAGATGGATTAGCACAAATTTTACAAAACTATCTATTTGAATTTAATACAGCACAGTCTAGACTTGAAATAAAGACCCTAGCCGATGCATTTATGGAGTCTATAAAGAAAGATGGTGGTGTTTATGATTATAGAAATATTATGGACACTACAAACAATACAAATGAAGTTATTGATGCAAATATTGGTGTACTAGATACTTATGTAGAACCTGTTAAGGGTCTTGAAATCTTAGTCTCTAGAGTAACAGTTCTAAACACTGGTGAAATCGCATCAGGTAACTTTTCATAATATCAGATATATAAAATAAAATCAAATAAAAGATGGCATTACCGCATTATAGAGAGGATCAGACAAGTAAAAAGAACAGACATTTTGAACCGTTACAGGCAAATTTGTTTGAGGTTACCATATTACCACCAGATGGTGTACAGGGTGCTGATATGCTTTTACAACATGTAAAATCAGTTTCTGGTTTAGATGGAATGTATCCTGCAGTTGCAGCACAAGAACAAAAATATAAGTTTGCTACAAGATCATATGCCGGTCAAGCAGATCAAACTGCACTAGATGTAACAATTGCATTTACATTAAACCTAAATGATTCTAATCAGGCTTATGTTTATAAAACACTAAGACAGTGGTATAATTTACAATATGATCCGCAAACCGGTGAAATGGGACTTAAAAAGGATTACACTGGTACTTTAGTTATTCAACAGT